GCAAAGAAATCTTTTTAAATACCGTTAAAGAGTTTGATTGGATTCAACTCGGAGCAGCAATAAATCATCCAGACGCAGGTCAGGCTTTCGATTTATCTCAAGAAATTGCAAAAGAAACAGGAGTTGAAGATGCTTCAGTTAAATTAATTCCATGGAACGGTTATGGGGATAGAAATATTCTTTTCGCAATCATTAATCAAGAACAACCGGATGCAATATTGCATTTTACCGATCCTCGCTATTGGACATGGTTATATGCAATTGAGCATGAAATAAAAACAACATTCAATATTCCAATTACATATTATTCTATCTGGGATGATTTACCTTATCCTATGTGGAACGCACCTTTCTACGGAAGTTGTGATATGATTATGGGAATTAGTAAACAATCAGATAATATTCACAGAGAAGTTCTTAAACAGAACGGATTTGGTGTGATTAATCATGATGAAAGTGATTCATTACCATTAGATAAAAAATGGAATCATGTTTTAACTGGTTATGTTCCACACGGATTGAATCATAAAATATTCAAACCACTCACATCATCAGATGATATATTCATTTCAATGAAGAAACAAATCAAAGAAGCTAATGGTGTTGATTTTGTTGTATTCTGGAACAATAGAAATATTAGAAGAAAACAACCAGGAGATGTTATTTTAGCATTTAAAACGTTTGTAGACTCATTATCAGAAGAACAACAAAGCAAAGTAGCATTATTAATGCATACACAACCAGTAGATGATAAGGGTACTGATTTAAGAGCTGTTTGGAAAACATTAGCACCTAAATGTAAAGTTATCTTTTCAGAACAAAAATTAAACGCACAAGATCTTAATGCAATGTATAATGTTGCAGATGTTGTAGTTAATATTGGGTCAAATGAAGGTTGGGGACTTAGTTCAACTGAAGCAATTTTATCAGGGACACCTATCATTAACAATGTTACAGGTGGATTGCAAGATCAATGTGGTTTTGAAGATGAAAATGGAGAATGGCTTCGTTTTGATGGAGAATTTTCAACAAATCATACCGGTAAATTCAAAAAACATGGCAAATGGGTAAAACCAGTATTTCCTAGCAATAGATCACTACAAGGTTCTCCAGCAACACCATATATCTTCGACGATCGAGTAAAATTTGAAGATGTAGCAGACGCAATTGCATATTGGTATTCAATGACTGAAGAAAATAGAGCAGCGTGTGGCTTCGAAGGACGAACATGGGCATTAGCTAATGGATTAACTGCAGAACAGATGGGTAATAAAATGATTTCAATGTTCCGAGATTTATTTAATATGCATCGAGAGTTAAGACCATTATTTACAGTAACAAAAGTTACTCCAACAAAATACGAACAAACAGGAATAGTAGCAGAATGAGAAAAGTAGTTATAGCGTCGCCAGTAGCGACACAATCAGGTTATGGTCATCACGCACGAGAAATAATAACAAATATTATTGAACAACGCGGCACTGAGTGGGATGTAAAATTGGTTTCACTCCCATGGGGACATACTCCAATGACATATCCAATTTCAGTAGATTTGCAACTTCGCATTATTCCATTGCCATTACAAAGTCAACCAGACATATGGATACAAATATCAGTTCCAACAGAATTGCAAGCAGTAGGAAAATACAATATTGGAGTAACTGCTGGAACAGAAGGAAATATTTGTCCACCTGAATGGATCGACAAATTAAATGCAATGGATCTAGTTATTGTTCCGAGCGAATTTACAAAAACGGTATTTGAAGAAACTGCAAAACAATCTAATAAATTATTAACTACTAAAATTGAAGTAGTTCCAGAATATTTCGATGAAACGGTTTATACAAACAATCAAGTTGCTGATTTAAAAGAGTTAGATTCAATTGAAGAATCATTTGCATTTTTATCAGTAGGACATTGGTTGCAAGGACAAGCCGGCGAAGATCGCAAAAATATAAGTGGTTTAATACATTGCTTCTTTAATACATATAAAGATAAAAAAGATGCACCTGCTTTAATATTAAAGACGAGTGGTGCTACTTATAGTATTATGGATCGAATGGAAATTGAAGATCGAATTAAACAATTAAGAGCAATGTTTAATACATCAAAACTTCCTAATATTTATTTAGTTCATGGCGAATTAACTGATGATGAGATGAATTCATTATACAATCATCCAAAAGTTAAAGCAATGGTATCATTTACTAAAGCAGAAGGGTTCGGCCGACCATTATTAGAATTTTCTACAACGGGAAAACCAATTATTGCCCCACATTATTCAGGACAAGTAGATTTCCTTAAAAAAGATTTCATCTGTGCATTACCGGGGACACAAACTCCGATTCACCCAACAGCTCAAAATGAATTTTTAATTAATGGTGCAACATGGTTTACTCCTGATTATAGTTATGCTGGTAAAATGATGCAAGAAATACAAAAAAATTACAAGAAGTGGTTAGAGTTAGGTAAAAGACAACGCTATTTTGTTAATTCTACATTTACTAAAACAGCAGTAGCCGCAGTTTATGAACGGGTATTGAATATTGTTGACGATGGGATTGAATCTATTCCTAAGCCAGTAGAATTGAAACTACCTAAACTGAAAAAACTATGAAAATAACATATGCTATTACAG